TTTTATCAAAAAAAAGAGGATTTAGTGTTTAATATAGTGTCAGATGGTATAAAAGTTTAAAAAAAAAAGTAATAAATTGTTGTATATATAATAAATGTTTTGTAAATTTGTAATTGAAAATACTGTAAAAAAGTAAAATTGTAAGTAAGAATAAATAAATGTAAAAAATAAATAAATGTTAATAAAAAAAGTAATGTTATGAATGAGTATTTAGAACAATTAAAAAAAGAAGTTCAATCTTATGTAGAAAAGAACAAAAAAGATGGTAAAAAATTTAATCGTGATGAAATTTTAGCGAAGTATTTTACTCCTAAAAACACAAAAGAATTATGGAGATTTCTCCCCCCTAAACAAGGTCATAAACATATTGAAGAAGCGTTTTTTCATGAAATGTCTTTATTAGTAAGTGGTGGTAAAATAAAACATGGTCAAAAAATTTATTGTCCAGCACATAATGATCCTAAAGTACCTAAATTAGATGCAAATGGTGAACCTATTCTTGATCAAGAAGGTAAACCAGTATTAATACCAGCCCCATGTCCTGTTTGCGATAAATATAAAAGAGAATTGAGTAAACAAGATCAGTCAATCAAAGGAATAAAGAAAGATAATATGACTGAGGCTCAATTAGAAATATTAAAGAAAAACACTGAAATCTTTAAAGAAGCATCAAAATACAAGGCTCGTAAATTTTATATAGCAAAAGGTATTGATAAAGGTAAAGAAAAAGATGGTGTTAAATTTTGGAGATTTAAAGAAAATTATAAAAATAATGGTGTAATGGATAAGTTAGCACCATTAATGGGTGAGTATATTGATGTTTATGATATTGATTTTGCTGATCCTGAAAAAGGTTCAAATTTATCAATTACTATGGCTGAAAATGAATGGAATGGTAGAACATATATGGCTGTATCGGCATTAAGTTTTAGACCTCCATCAAAACTTCATGAAGATCCTGTAATTATGAAACAATGGTTAAATGACGACACCACATGGCGTGATGTTTTTTTACCTAAAAAAGCACCTAATATTACACCTTTAGAATATTTACAAATGGCTGTTGATGGTAAAAATCCATATTGGGATGATACTGATCCTGAAAATAAAAAATGGGTATTTCCAGGTCGACCTGATTTAGAGGAATTGGCAAATACACGTAATCGTGATTTATCTAGTAATTCTAATGATGATGATATACAACAAGCATCTGATTTATCTTATGGTGATACTGTAAAATCTCAATCATCATTTACACAATCACCTGGAACTGATGTTGTATCAGAGGTTAAAACTGATTCTCAACCTGTAACACCACAGGTAACGGATACAACACCAACACCACAGGTAACTGAAAATATTCAAGTTGATGCTCAAACATCTATATCAACAAAGTATGAAATGCCTGAAGATGATTATGATGATTTACCGTTTTAAGGTAATTTAACTAATAAATGAAATGGGATGTAAAAATCCCGTTTTATTTATATAATATATTTTAAATTAAAATTTTTTAATAATGAGTGATATTCCTATTAATAAGACAAAAAGACAACCAACAAAGAAAAAAACATTTTCGTTAAATAATTTTAAAAAATCTATTGGTGGTGAGGATATTCCAGATAGAAACTTAAAATGGATAAAATTATCATCTGCTGTTGAAAAATCAACAGGTATGCCAGGTGTTCCAAAAGGTTATGTTACATTATTTAGAGGTCACACAAATACTGGAAAATCAACAGCATTATGTGAAACTATAGTAGCATCACAAAAAGAAGGTTTATTTCCAATTATAATTGATACTGAAAATAATTTGGGTGTTGAACGATTAGAAAGAATGGGGTTTGATTGGGATGGTAATTATTTATTAATTGATAATGAATATTTACTTGAAAATTTTGGTAAAAAACAAGATAAAAATAGAGGTGAAGCATCTATTGAAGATATGGCTAAATTTATCTATTTTTTATTGGATAAACAAAAAACAGGTGAATTACCATTTGAATTAGTATTTGCTATTGATTCTATAGGTACTTTAAATTGTATAAAAACTATTAATGCTTTAGAAAAAGATGATGCCCAAAATAACATGTGGAATGCTGGTGCTTATGAAAAAGCCTTTATGAATTTACTTAATAATACTATACCTAATAGTAGAAAAGTAAATAAAACTTATACTAATACTTTAGTTGCTGTTCAAAAAATTTGGGTGGATAATATGAATAAGGGGGTTGTAAAACATAAAGGTGGTGAAACATTCTTTTTAGGCTCAAGATTAATATATCATTTTGGTGGTATTATAACTCATGGAACTAAAAGAGTAACTGCTACAAGTAAAAAACGTGAAATTGCATATGGTATTGAAACTAAAATTAATGTTGCTAAGAATCATATAGCAGGTCCTCTAGGGGGTATCTCAATGACTGGTAAGATTATATCAACACCTCACGGATTTGTATATCCCGATAATTTAGATGAATATAAAAAGAAAAATATTCTTTATTTTAGAAATTTATTTGAGGATGAATCTATGACAGCAGATGATATTGAAACAAAATTTAGAGAAGTTGATTCTGAAGGGAATATTGATATGACTAATGATTTTATAGAACGAGTAGATGAAAATTAGAACTTTATTAGTAGATTCTTCTTATCTTTTAAAACGTTCGGTAAATGGTGCTAAAGATGCTTATACTGATGAGTTTGGACATATTGGGGGTTTATATTCATTTATGGTTACATTACGTAAATTAATAAAAGAATATAAAGTAAATAAAGTTGTATTAGTATGGGATGGTGAAAATGGTGGTATTTATCGTTATCGTATTGATAATGGTTATAAAGCAAATCGTAAAAATAAATCATGGTTTGTGAAAATTGAATTAACTGATGCACAAATACAAGAAGAACAAGAGAAAGAAGAATCTATTTTAAAGCAGAGAAAACGTATACAAGCCTATGCTGAAGAATTATTTTTAAGACAAATTGAAGTAGATGAAATTGAGGGGGATGATTTAATTGCTAAATATTGTATAGATTATAATAATAAAGAAGAAATATTTATATTTACTAATGATAGAGATTTTGCTCAATTATTAGATTTAAATATTACAATAATATTTAGTAATATTGAAAAACCTATTAATAAAAAAAATTTCTATTATTATTTTGGTTATACATATAAAAATGCATTACCCATGAAAATAATTGAGGGTGATACTTCTGATAATATTCCAGGTATCTCAGGTTTAAAAGAAAAAACATTATTTAAATATATACCAAAATTTAAAACAAAACCTTTTACTGTACGTGAAATATGTAAAAGTGCTGATGATCTTAATAAAGAACGTATAAAAAATAAAAAGAAACCTTTAAAGGCATTTTCTAATTTATTAGAAAATATTGATAGATTAAAAATTAATTATAAATTAATAAATTTACACGATCCTATTTTAAATGAGGAGGCGATAGAAGAATTAGAACAATTAGTAATGCCATTATCCCCTGAAGGTCGAAGCAGTAAAAATTTATTAAAAATGATGAAAGAGGATGGTTTTTTAAAAGTTTATAAGGGCGATTTTATAAGTTTTGTTGAACCATTTTATACTGTTATAATGAGCGAAAAGGAAAAATATAAAAATTATCTTACAAATCGTAAAAAAAAGTAGCATTTTACTTTCAAATTGAAAGTTTTTTATATATATTTGTAATATATTAATAATTTAAAACTAAAAATATTATGAATGATAAATCTGAAAATTTATTTAGATTAACTTTGTATCAAGGTAATACAATTTTGGCAGAAACTATTTTAGATGCTGATTTATTTAACCCCCTTACTCGATATTCTATAGATATTAGGAGTATTTTACCATCAACAATTACAAATTTACAAAAATTATTATCACGTAAATTATATGATGTAGAAATTAATGGGTATAATTTATTTGAATATGAAAAAAAATATGTGAAATCCTTCCCATCTGAAAGCAGACGTTATATACAATATAATCCAAGATCTGTACAATTTAAGATAGATGATAAGTTAATAAAAGGTGTTGAATGTAAGTTGGGGTTGTATATTAACGATAACCCTATTGTTGAAAGATTATTTTATGTTGATGGTTTTAATCCCGTAGTAAAAAATTCTATAGATATTGTTGATGAATTAAAAAATATTACTAATAAAATTTTTAAATTAATAAAAAAGAAAGATGTTGAGAATATGTGGGATGATTATGATATGATTAATAAATTAGGAATGTCTATTAATAAAATACGTGAATTATCATTACGTGATAGAAGAAGAATTATTCGTAATATGAATAATAATAGTAGATGGTAATTAGTTTTTTTTTATTGTTTTTTTATGGTTATTTTTTATTAATTTAAATTAATAAAAGGTAACCATAAATTTTAATTTTTTTTATAATGAGTGATGAAATAAAAAATACTTTCACATCATATTTAGGTACTGATTTTCAAGAAAAATTAATATGGCAGTTATTAATTGAAGAAGAATTTGCTTCAAAAGTGTTATTTAATTTATCTGTAGAGTATTTTGATGATCCTAATATAAAACGATTGTTTATTGTTATATTAGAATTTTTCAGTGATTACGAAAAACCACCAAGTTTATTAAATAATAGTATTGAAATGGCTATTAATAAATTTGGTTCAACATCAAATGTTGAACAACAAATTTTAACATCAATAATAAAAAAAATTAAATTATTTAATGATAGGGTATATAGGGGTGAAATACCTTATGATGGTGATATTATTCGTCAAGAAACTAATACTTTTATAAAACAACAAGAATATCGTAAATTAGGTGAGTTTATTATAAAAAAAATTAAAACTGGTGAAATAAAAGATGATAAATTTGTCTATAATATTGAAGATAAAATTAATAGTATTCAAGAAATTGGTGCTGATGATGATTGGGGTACTGAAATAGATGAGGGTATCGACCATGCTTTGAGACGTGAATTTAGACAAACAATTCCAACAGGGGTTATTGCGGTTGATGAAGTTACAGGGGGTGGTTTGGGTAAAGGTGAAATAGGTGTTATATTGGCTGCAAGTGGGGTTGGTAAATCTACTATATTAACTCGTATAGCAAATACGGCTTATGAGGATGAGAAAAATGTACTTCAAGTTGTTTTTGAAGATAGTGAAGATCAAATAAAAAGAAAACATTATACTATATGGTCTAAAATTAGATTATCTGAAATAGATGATAGACGTGAAGAAGTGAAAGAAAGGGTGGTTAATCATCTTAATGGTCATAAAACAAAAAATAAATTAATTATAAAAAGATTTAGTCAGGATGGTACTACATTAACAGATATAAAAAATTATATGTTAATGTATGAAAAACGTTTTGGTATTAAATTTGATATTTTGGTTTTAGATTATTTAGATTGTTTAGAACCACATAGACGTGTAAAAGATCCTTTAGAGGGGGAATTAGTAATAATTAAAGGTTTTGAAGCAATGGCTGCTGAAATGAATATTCCAATGTGGTCAGCCACTCAATCTAATAGATCAGGTTTTGATGCGGAATTTTTAAATGCTAATCAAATTGGTGGTAATATTAAAAAGATTCAAAAGTCACATTTTTTTATGTCTATTGCTAAGACTGTTGATCAAAAAGATGCTCAATTAGCAAATATACGTATATTAAAAGCAAGATTTGCTCAAGATGGTCAAACATTTGAAAATTGTATATTTAATAATGATACAATGGAAATTAGAATAACAGATGCTAAAATATATAGAAAGAAAAAACTAACAGTAACACAAACAGTAGATGAAATTAATCAAGAAGAACCAAATACTATTATAAATCATGCTGAATTGGCTGAAAAATTTGCAGAGCATAATAAAGATAATAGTCCAACGGTAGGTGATATAACCCACGATACTAAAGAATATGATGATTTTTTTAAAAAACATACTGATAATGAGTTAATTGATGATAAAACTGGTGAT